TGGATATAGAACAGCAACTACAACTTGGAAAGTGAGGCACTAATGAATAAACATTTTTGCCAAGGGCCACATTGCCATACTAGAGTTACATCAGATAGATTTTTAAAATCGCGTGGTGTAATTCGTGGACGTTATGCATACTTTGATCGTGACTTTCAAAATCATCATTATACAAATGAATCAGATAAATATTTTTGTAGTCAAGGTTGCAAGATTGAATGGTTAGCTGAGAACATGGAAAACATTGAGCATGGTCGACCGATAGAGTTTATCAGACACAGACGCGAAACTCAAGGCTATGCCAAGGTTAAGAATGATGAGTCAAGGTGGGGTCCAGAATATGTTATAATATGACAAAAACAATTAAAGCAGAATACTTACCAGGTGGCGCAAAGCGACAAGAACTATTGGACCAGGTTCCAGGGTACTTGCAAAAGCCAGGCGCAGACCAGGGAACTAAACATCATTTTTGTTTAGAAGTATTAAAGTTAACTGAGACGGAATACCTGGAAGCTTTGAACAAAGCAACCAACGGTGGAGTAGTGAGGTCAGCATGGAACTAAAAGTTAACACAACAGAGCAAGAGTTTAAGATCATCGAAGATAACAAAGATGAGCCGACTTTAAAGTCGGCTCAAGAGTTTGTTGGTGGAATGGTTGAGTGTATCACATTCCCGAACGGTGACGTGTTGATAGTAAATGAAGAGGGCAAGCTAATGAACTTGCCATTAAACGTAGAAGGTACAGCGTTATGGCGTACTACATTTACTAAAGACAAGTATGCATTTGGTTATGATGACTGGGTCAGTGGCCCTGCTATCTTAATTAAAAATAAGGCGCTCAAGAACTGGGCGTAACCTTTCTTGCCATGGCGCTAACGCGCCATGGCGCACGGATCCCTATCCAATCTCAATATAGATAATTACATTGACCCCATGCACCCTTTACAAAAAAAGGGGTCCCACTGCTTTTTTCTTTATGGCTTGATTTAGAGAGACAGAGCTGTTAAAAACATTTTCAACATCTTTGTGATGCGAAAAAAATTTTAAAAAAATTTTTATGAATTTAAATAATATAGATATAAGTAAACTCCCTTCTGATGTAAGAAAACAATTTAAAACATTGCAAGTAATGCATGCAGAAAAAAAGATACAAGGCAAAGCTAGAAATGACTTCATGTCTTTTGTCAAATGTGTGTGGCCCGATTTTATTGAAGGCGCGCACCATAGACACATAGCAGAAAAATTTAATCAACTTGCAACAGGAGAAATTAATAGACTGATAGTAAATATGCCTCCACGTCATACGAAATCAGAATTTGCAAGTTACTTGTTACCAGCGTGGATGGTGGGCCGTACCCCTAAGTTAAAGATAATCCAAGCAACTCACACAGGAGAACTAGCCATACGATTTGGTCGTAAGGCTAAGACCTTGATTGATAGTGATGACTATGGAAAAATATTTGAAACAAGACTTCGAGAAGATTCACAAGCTGCCGGTAGGTGGGAAACAGCACAAGGTGGTGAGTATTTTGCAGCTGGTGTTGGCGGTGCAATAACCGGACGGGGTGCTGACTTATTAATAATTGATGATCCACATTCAGAGCAAGATGCGTTGAGTCCAACGGCCATGGAGTCTGCTTATGATTGGTATACATCTGGTCCTCGTCAACGTTTGCAACCTGGCGGTAAAATTGTTTTGGTAATGACACGTTGGTCTAATAAAGATTTGACAGCTAAACTTATACAAAACCAAGGAGAAGCTAAAGCTGATCAGTGGCACGTGGTCGAGTTTCCAGCAATCATGGACCATGGATCAAAGAATCAAAAACCTGTATGGCCTGAGTATTGGAAGCTAGATGAATTAGAGAAAGTTCAAGCAACACTGCCCACGGGCAAATGGAATGCGCAGTGGATGCAAAATCCAACCAGTGATGAAGGTGCAATTATAAAACGTGAGTGGTGGAGAACTTGGGAGCATGATTGGATACCAGAATTACATCACGTTATACAGTCTTATGATACAGCATTTTTAAAAAAAGAAACTGCAGACTATTCTGCGATCACTACCTGGGGTGTATTTTACCCGGACCAAGACTCAGGTGCTAATTTAATGTTACTTGATTCTATAAAAGGTAGATACGAGTTTCCTGAATTACGTAGATTAGCGTTAGAACAATATAAGTATTGGCAACCTGAATCTGTTATTGTTGAAGCAAAAGCATCAGGTTTACCACTAACATATGAACTTAGACAGATGGATATACCAGTAGTTAATTTTACACCGTCTCGTGGAAACGATAAACATTCACGTGTAAATGCTGTTGCACCTTTATTTGAATCTGGTATGATATGGGCTCCTGAGCAGAAATTCGCAGATGAAGTCATTGAAGAGTGCGCTGCGTTTCCTTATGGAGATCATGATGACCTTGTGGATAGCACAACACAAGCGATTATGCGATTCAGACAAGCAGGGTTATTACAACACCCAGAAGACTACGTCGATGAAAACATCGAGAAAACTAAAAGGAATTATTATTAATGTCTATATCATTACTTAGAAGATTACTAATGAAAGAAGCTGTTAAAGACACTGCAGGTTCTTCTGGCATTATGTCTATTAATAAAAATATAACAGACAAAGTAGAAAAACAATTACAGAAATATGTTAGTGATGCTATGCAACAAGGTGTTGATTTAGATACACTATCTCCTGAACAATTAAAAATGATTGTTCAAATGAACAAACCAAAACCACCAAGAGTAATACCTGCAGATAGTCCTGAAGGCAGAGGAATCACACAAGCATTATTTGGTAAACGAGGTGAGGTAGTTGATTTTCCACAAAAGAGAAGTTTTAAACAAGAAGTAGATGACATGATAAAAGATGGAACTATTACTAAAGGTCCACGTGGCATGAAGAAAAGTAAAAAAGTAACTGACCGAGAAATGTTTAAAGCTGCAAATGAAAGACTTATGTCAGATGTAGATAGCATTATTAAAAATATAAAATCTATGGAACCAATTACTGCTATGAAAGAAGCAAACTCTGTGATTGGTAGAAAAGGTAAATACAAAAATTTAACACCAGAGCAATCGAAAAAAATATTACAAGACACAGAAGATCATATCTTTGAAAGAGATATACCAGAAGAAGATTTTGCATCAGGTGGACGTGCAGGATTAAGATTTGGTGGTGATACTATGGGTGGTAGAAATGATAGATCAAGATCAAGTCCAGGGCCAGACCGGTCAAGAGTTTCAAACAGACAACAAGCTAATCACGATAGAGCAATGAGTGATAGATCAAATCAAGGCAATCGTGATTATTCTCCTATTAAACAAATAGCAAAACAAACTGCTATTAGCACAGCAAAAACTTTAGCTCGTGACAAACTTATGAATACTTTAGGTCTTGCTAAATTTTCAAATCCAATTGGAATAGCAATGGTGTTAAGAAATGCATACAAACAAGCTAAAAATCCTGTTCTTACTGAAGAGGATATGACTTTAGGTTTAATGACGGATACTCAAAAAGATGTCATTGATAAACAAGGTAAGATGGGAAAAGCAATAGGTTCTTTTGATCCTGATGCAACTTTTAAAGCTGCTAAAATTTTTGATGATAAAGGTTCAGAAGGAGTTTTTGGAATAGGTAAAAGAGAAGCTGAACCTATGACACGTGAAGAATATAATGAATATATATCTGGAAAAGGTTTTGCATCAGGTGGAGTAGCAGGACTACTAGGTGAAAGACCAAGATACCAAACAGGTGGTGATGTTTCTTTTGATGCAAGTGATGCATCAGTATATGGTTCGAGTGCAATCACTGTAACACCAGATGCAGTAATGGATCAATTTGGAAATCTAGTTCAATCACAAACAGGAAATAATTTTAATCCAGGAAGACCTATTGGAGGATCAAACGTTACAGCACCTCCTGGTTTACCAAGACCGATAGTGCCACCAGAACAAGGAGGAGGAGGAGGAAGACCCCCAGGAGGTGGAGGTTCTGGTATTACTACATTACCTGATGGAACAGTTTATAATTCAGGTTTTCCTGCCCCAGGTTCTAATGTGGGATTAGGTTATGATAAACCAAGACCAATGCCACCTGGTGGAGGTTTAACTCTTAATCCAGGAGCAATAATAGATCCTAATCTAATAAATGATAGACCGAGACCAGGTATCGATCCAATCATGCAAGGATTTCAAGAGTCTGAATTTCGTAAAAATGCTAACATGATGCAGCAAGATGCTGTTAATTTTAAATATAATGGCAAAGATATGATGATGAATGGGTCAATGGCAGGAGCTTTTCAACAATATTTAGACTCAATTGGTAAAGGTGATTTAATGGAAAGAAATAGTAGTCTTTTAACAAGTGGTGGTAATAGTAGTCTAAAACAAGTTGAATCAGGTATAGGTACAGCAGAAGAAGAGTATGCTAAAATTCAAGAAGGTAAAAACAGACCATCAAGAGATCTTAGGTATGGAGAAAATATGTCTTTTGAAGAGTTTAAAGCTGAGTATGATGCAGGTAAAACTCCTATGCAACAAGGTTCATATAAGGGACCACCTCTTTTAGCAGCACAACCGCTAGGCGGAGGAATGATACAAGGCTTTCCCGGTGATCCAAGATTAGGGGCACAACAAATAGAAGGAAACCAACTTCAAATGATGATGAGAGGTTCTGGTAAAGCTAGAAGAATGCCAACGGCTCCAGCAATTATTGATTTACCAGGGATGCAGGCAACCCAACCTTCACTAAGACAACTAGAAGCACAACCAATGCCTTTTGCTTCGCCTTCTCCTAGTAGCTCACCAATAGGACAAGCAGCAGAAATGGCCAACGGCGGACGTGCAGGATTCATGGCAGGTGGTATGGGACGTAGAGGATTTTTAAAAATGCTAGCAGGATTAGGTGGTGGAATTGCTGCAGCTAAAACAGGTTTACTAAAATTTGCTGGTAAAGAACCAGCTAAACAAGTTGCAAAAGAAATTGTACAACAATCAACAACTACACCTCCCCCATATTTCTTTAAGCTTGCAGATAAAATTAGAACACTAGGTGATGATATAACAGACATAGCTGCAACTACTAATAGAGAAGTTGTTAAAAAATATAAAGGTTTTGAAATGAGTGAAGATGTTACAACAGGAGATATTGTAATTAAAAAAAGAAACGAAGGCGTATTCTATGATCAAGATGGTATAATTTCTGATGAGTATATAGTTTATAAACCTGGTCAAGCAGATGAAGTTACTAAAATGAGAACTGTAGATGAGTATGATGAGTATACAATAAGACCTGATGGTGATGGTAAACTAACTGATGCTGAAGATGGTTTAGATAGCATAGATGAAATTTTACAAGAAGTTGATGATCAAGTTGCACCAATTAAAAACCAAACTATGAATCAAACTAAGTCTATCAAAAAAGCATCTGGTGGTATCGCTAGAATGTTAGGAGAGTAATGAACTACATAGAAAAAATCTTAAACGATTTTGAAGACGACTTTAATCCAAGCTCCACGGTCCCTGAATCACGACCCATGTTTGACAAAGGTGGCATGGCCAAACTTGTTTCGTACGTAGAGGGTCTACCAAAAGGATCTACAGTCACTGCACAAATTCTTCAAGACTACGCTGATAAAAATAATTTAGATGTTAATCTTAAAAATTTTTTTAATAGAAACGCTAAGACAATTAAAAATAAAACATTTATTAGTGATACAAGGTCAAAAGATTTAAAGTTAACTTCAGAAGAGAAAGCAAACATAGAAAAATACGGTCAAGAAAAATACGATAAACTAACAGATAAATCTGATAAGTTACGTGTAAGAAAAGGACAAGATGTTGGTTCTTTAGCTTTAGAAAAACAACAAAAAGTAAAATTTAAAAAAGAGTATGACAAAGCTATTAAATACTACAAAAGCAAAGGTATTGAAGAACCTAACATGGATTCTATTAGAAAAAACATAGCCCGTAATGATGGAAAGTTTAATGCTACTGGAAGTAAATTACAGTCCGAATCTGGCTTAACAGGTCTTTTTAAAAATTATGAAAAAGCAGATTTAATTGCAGATTTAAAAAAAGGTAAAAATTTATCTGAAATAAGTATTGAATATTTTGATAAAAATGAAAAACAAGTTTTAAAAATGTTAGAAGGTAAACGTGACTATAGCAAACCTTTAGGAAGATTAAGCACAGATTTATCTAATATAATTTCAGGAGACGAAGAAGCTACAAAATTATATAACAAAATTAAAAAACAAAATTCTTTTAATAAACTAAAAAATAAAAGTACTTATAAAAAAGCAGTTGAAACTCTTATACCTTTTGCACAAGAACAAGGATTAATTCCTAATGTAAATTTAAAAGGTAAAAAAATTAACACAGCTAGTGATTATTTTAATTATGCTTACAAAGTTAAAAGAGATCCTGTTGCAAAGTTATTTGGTTTTTATGAGAGAGTGGGTATTGAACATCCCGGTGGTGTAGCACGTGCATTAATTTTTGATGATCCTGCAACTTTAAACGAAATTGTAGCAACAATGCCTGATACAAATTTAGCTGCAGGTTCAACTTATGATACTTATGCAACAGGTCAAGCAAGATTTTTTGAAAAAACAAAAGACCCAAAATATATTAAAAAAATAAATCAAATTATTTTAAATAAACAAAAAGAATATGGTAAGCCAAGAACTATATTAGATGTTGATGGTGATAGTGTTACTAGACGTGCAACTAAATTTTCTTTGACAAACCCTAATTTAATAGAAGATAGTAAATCATTTATTAATGAGTACGTTGCTGCAGGTGGATCTCAAAGAAAAAATTTTAATAAATTAGACCCATCTCTACAACAATCTATTTTAGCTTTTGAAGAAGGAGATAAAATAAAAGGAAATAAATTTTTAAAAACAGCTTTAAAAGAAACAGGAGCTGAAGCAGAATTTAAAAATACATTACAAAAACTAGGCGAAAAAAATTTAAATGCTAAAAATCAACAATTAATTAAAGATCAATTTTGCACAAATAGAAAAGGTGGTCAACCTGGTTCATGTTCTATAGGTGAAGCTATGGATAATATGATCAAACAAACTAACGCTGTTAAACAAGGTGCAATCAAAGGTACTGAAGCAACTAGAATTGCAAACAAAGCATCTAAGGTTGCAAGGTTTGGAACAGGTAAAGGTTTAGGTGCAGTGTTAGGTCCAATAGGTTTAGCAGGTGAAGCTGTGTTTGAAGTTGCAATGGCTGCTCCTGGTTATGCAAGAGGTGAGAGTGGTAAAAGATTATTAGGAGATAGTATATTAGGATTAATTCCTGGTGTTGGTCAAAGTGCAGAAGAGGAGTTTGCAGAGTACGCAACTAAAGATGGTATGTCAAAATTAGATCAACAAAAAATAAAAGATGTAAATAGATTTTTAGAGTTAAATGATGCTTTACCTTTAGCCTACAAAAATATAACTAAAGGAGGAAGGGGTGATTCATTAAAAGGAGCAAAAACTTTTAACAAATTATATAATGAGTTTAGTCCTCTTTATGATCAATTTGTTGGAGGACCTCCCTCAGAGTCTGCTAGCACTGCATTTGCAGAACAACAAAGAATAAATGATTTAATAAATGCAGATAAAGCAATTCGTGCACAACAAAGAAACATTGCAAGTGAAGAAGATTTCATGGCAGCAGGCGGTGGTATTGCTAAAATGGCAGGAGATAGATCAGGCCCACCACCACAATCGGGACCAAACTCACAAGGGTTGCAAGGTCTATTTAATCG